TTTAGATGCTTCTACTTATGATGAGTCTGAAATGATTTTATTGTCTTGGAGTGGCGGTAACGGTATTATGACTTTAACGCTTCCAGATGCAACTGATGCTAAAAACCTAAACAGGGTTAAAAGAATTATAAGTGATTCTACATTTGCAAACGCCACAAAGGCTAGGATTACCCCTTTTGGTTCTCAAAACTTAGACGGTGTTAATTCATACTACGAAGTAAATAAGGCTTTTGAGGGTGTTCAGATCTGGTGTAACGGTGTTGAATGGTTTATTATCCAAAAGAAAGCATAAAAACGTAACAAACGAATATTAATTTTATTGTATAAATATGGATTCAAAGACAAAAGAGATACTACAAAAGTTTTCTGCTCAAAGGGTAGATTTAGGTAATATGACAGCTATAAAAGGTGCTTTAATGATTTTAAAGGGCTTTGATACTAAAGCAACAAAAGTAGTAGAAAAGTTTGATGCTAAATTTAAAGATTACTTTAATGAGTACGATAATGTTGTAAAAGTAAGAAATGATATTTACAATTTCGTAGAAAGAGAAGCTAAAGGAATATCAAGAACTTTTGAAGCAACTGCTAAGGATTTAGGTATAAAAGCAGATTCTATTTCCGAGTTTAAAGAATTACAGAAATGGATTCAAGAGGGAGAAGAATTATATAAAGCTATTGATTCAGATTATAAAAGACCAAAACAATAAAATATGAAACCAGACGTACAAAGAATATTTACCAAGTTAGCTAAAGAGAAAGTAGAGTTAGCTTTGGAATTAGGAGGAATAAAATCAATGTCTAATACATTAAAAGCAAACATCAAATCATACAACAACAAATTCAACACTTTAGACGACCTTGTTAGAGACCTAGAAAGCGAAGCAAAAGATTTAGATAAAAGAGCTGATAAGTTCTATCAAGAAGTAGAAGAGATTATAAAAGATGGGCAAAGACAAGCTAAAGATTTAGGGATTAAGTTTTATGACACCCCCATAGGAAAGGAAGTCAATAGAATAGAGACAACTATCTTAGCAGGAGAGCTAGAAACTATTAAAAGAGGGTTAAGAATAAAGATATAAAAACACAACAAAGTAAATACTAATTTATTGTAATAATATGAAAGCAACAGATATGTTAAACAAAATCAAAGAAACACTTGGGTTAGAATTATCCGAAGAGGTTAAATTGGCACAAGCTACATTAGAAAACGGAACTATTATAGAAGCAGATGAGTTTGCCGAAGGAAAAGAGGTTTTTATTGTAACCGAAGATGAGCGAGTAGCACTTCCAATCGGAAGCTACAAACTTGAAGATGGTCAAGAATTGATTATCGAAGAAGAGGGAATCATTAAATCTATTGGCGAAGCCGTTGAGGAAGCACCAAAAGAAGAAGCACCTGCTGAAGAGGTAGAAGCAGCGGAAGACGAAAAAGAAGAAATGTCTTATGCAACTAAGGGAGACCTTGCAGAAGTTAAGTCAATGATTGACGAGATTAAAGCAATGATTGAAAAGAAAGACGAATTATCAGTTGAAGAGACTGTTGAAAATATTGTCGAAGAGGTTAAGGAAGAACTTTCACAAGTTGAAAAAGTAAACCATAATCCTGAAGCAAATGCGGATAAAGCATTAAACCTTTATTCTCAAAAAAGAGGTGCTACCACGATGGATAGAGTACTTCAAAAAATTAATAAATTTAAAAACTAAAACAAAATGGCTACAACTACTAGCATTACAACTACCTACGCTGGGGAATTTGCAGGACAGTACATCTCTGCTGCACTTTTAAGCGGTTCAACTTTGGATAATGGATTAATTTCTATTAAACCAAACATCAAATTCAAAGAAGTAATTAAAAAAGTATCTACTGACGGTCTTGTAAAAGACGCTGGATGTGATTTCGACCCTACTTCTACTTTGACTCTAACTGAAAGAATTTTAGAGCCAACTTCACAACAGGTAAACTTACAGTTATGTAAGAAAGATTTCCAATCAGATTGGGATGCAGTATCAATGGGAATTTCTTCTTTTGATTCACTACCTCCTTCATTTGCTGACTTCTTAATCGGACACGTTGCTGCTAAAGTTGCACAAAGAACAGAACAATCTATCTGGAATGGAGAAGCTGCAACAAATGGAGACTTTGCTGGATTTAAAGAATTAATGTTAGCTGATACGGATGTAACTGACGTAGGTGCAGGAGCAGCTGTAACAGCAGAAAATGTTATCGAAAAACTAGGTTTAGTTGTTGATGCTATCAACCCTGCAATCTATACTTCTGAAGACCTTTACATCTATGTTTCTCAAAACGTAGCACGTGCTTACGTAAGAGCATTAGGAGGATTTCAAGCGACAATCGGAGCAGCAGGGGTAGACAACCAAGGTACACAATGGTACAACGGTGGCGGTCTTACTTTCGATGGTGTAAAAATTGCGGTTGCAAATGGATTAGATAACAATACAATGGTAGCAGCTGAAAAATCAAACTTATTCTTTGGAACAGGTCTTTTATCTGACAACCAAGAAGTAAAAGTTATTGATATGGCTGACATTGATGGAAGTCAAAATGTACGTGTAGTGATGAGATTTACCGCAGGAGTACAGTACGGAATTGGAACTGACATCGTTCTCTATTCTTAATAACTAGATTTAATTAATCAAAAAGGGTAGGTGGGATAACTGCCTACCCTTTTTTAATACAAAAAAAATATGGCTTGTGATTTAACAAAAGGTAGATTAGAACCTTGCAAAAATGCAGTAGGTGGTTTGAAAGCCGTTTACTTTACTGACTTCGGGGATTTAGGTACAGTAACAAAAGCAGATGACGAAATTACTGATTTAAGCGGTACGTTCGTAGCATACAAATATGATTTAAAAGGTGGCTCTAGCTTTGAACAAGCTATCACATCTTCACGTGAAAACGGAACAACTTACTTTGAGCAAACTTTAAACTTAACGTTAAAGAAATTATCAAAAGAAGACAACAAGGAAATTAAACTTCTTGCTTATGGACGTCCACACGTAGCGGTAGAAGACTATAACGGAAATGTTTTCGTGATGGGTCTTGCACACGGTGCAGAGGTAACAGGTGGTACTATCGTAACTGGTGCTGCAATGGCTGACCTTTCTGGATATACATTAACCCTTGTAGGTCAAGAAGTAGAA